CATAAGCAGAACCGTATACAAATACTTTAAGACCTGGTATTGCACCAAGACCTACAGCACCAGCTACGAATCCAGCAGCTACTAAACCAGTTCCAACAAAAGGAGCAACAGTAAAGCTACCACCATTAGCAGGAGCACCACCGATTGCAACTGTCGTAGAACCTGTTACGATAGCTTTTACTTCAGCACCACTTACTGGGTTTAAAAGAACTACTGTATCGTTAATTGATACAACGTTTCTTACAGAAGCAGGTAAAGTAATAAGGTTTGCATTAGCAGCATCAGCACCGATTTGGTAACCAGTATAAGATACATGCAGTCTATTTTGTTCAGACCAAATTACTTGATCAGAAGACATTGGCATTTCAGCGCCAACCATTTTTAAGAATCCAGATAGAGTACGGTTTCCGTATCTTTCTACTTCTTGTTCATAAATTTCTGGTAAATATTGTTGCGCGAAATCATTCGCAGCAGCTCCACCAGCGTTAAATTGTAGGTAGTTACTTGGCAAAAGTTGTTGAGTTTGCGAAGGAATTAAACTACCAAATTGAGGACTTATAGCCATAATTTTTGTTTTTTAATTAGTTAAATTTTCTTTTTTGAATTTTAAGTTTTGCTGAATCAAATCCACTAACCGATTTTACTTTTAAACCTCCAATAAAAACATCGTCTGAGCTTTGTGCTCTAGCTTTTGTTATTGTAGGATTTTTGGAATTACTGATAACTTCTTTTACAGCATCAGCTTTTCCTTGTTCGTAAAAATGACTAGCAATTTTATCAACGTTGTCAGCGGCATATACAGCTTTGTGATAACCAGACGTGTCCTTCATTTCACCATCTTCGTTTAAGAACTTCTTAATTAAATATTCGATGTTTGATTGATTTTCTGAAATTTTATCAGGATTTTGAACATTATACTTAAAGTTTTTTTCCCCAACTTTGAAATCAAAACCTTTGAAATCTTGGCTAAATAACTCTTTAGTATTTTGTTTAAATTTTTCCTTTTGTTGTTCTGCTATATCTTGTCGTTCGTTATAGCGATTGAAAAACTCTATTGCTTTTTTCTGCTCTTGGGTTGCACCAGATCTCAACTTGATATCTTGGTAATATTTATCCTTTAAGTCATTTAAAAAGCCTTTAGCTTTTGCAATCTCTTCTTTTTGAGCAAGTTTTTTCTTTCGGATGTCTCGCTCATCATCTATATCTTCGTCATATTGGAAATTATCTTCCATTATAAACCCAATTTCTTCCTCGTTTAAATGAGGTTTAGCTTTTTTATAATATTCTTTTAATAAAGTATTTTCATCAACGTTTGAATAATCTGCGTTTAACCTTGTATAATCTTCTATAGTTCCACCAGTCTCTTCCATGAAATCTACTAGTTTTTCTATATTTTCAGGTAAAGGTTTTCCAAGAACTTTTTCATCTCTTACAGCTTCTTTAACTTCTTTAGTAACTTTTTTTATTTCTTCTTCAGTTACTTCGGATAATGGGTTAAATTTTTCAACAGCTTCGCTGGACTCTTGTACTTGTTCGTCCACTTTAGCGCTATCTCCGGTTTGTTCGCCCACAACCACTTCTTTTGTTTCTCCGATTTGAATGGCATCTTCTGGTTGTTTTAATGCATCAGATGGTATCACAACTTTTTTTATTTCTGGTTGTAATTCTACTAATGGCTCTTTAACGTTAACCTTTACAACTTCTTCTTGTTTAAGAACTAGTTTTTTAGGTGTTCTTTTTTTAGACTTTATTTTAAAGTCTCCTTCCTGTTTAACAGGTTCATTTGTTTTTGTTTCTTCTAACATAATATAATATAATTAAATAATTAATGGGGATTTATTGAAAACCTGGAACTACTTGATCCGTTTGGTTTTGGGTTGTAAAGTCTTGAGGTAATGAATCATTTTGTCTTTGACTTATTAATTGACTTTGCTGTGTAGCCTCCATTTTACTACGATTATCTTTTCTGTCTTCAATTGCTGCTTCTTTGCTTTGAATAGTTTGAGATTCCATTTGCTTAAGTTGCATATCAAATTGAAATTGCATTTGCATTTTTTGTTGTTCTAATCTAGCAGCAGCTTGCATACGTTGCATTTCCATTTGAGATTTAGCTTGCTCAAATTGGACTTTAGAACCGTTTATAGCTTCTTGTTTTTCAACTTCTGCCATTGCTGTTTTTTCTGCGGTCTCTGCTTGAGCAGCTGCTTGAGCTTGTATATTGGCTTGTTGATTTTGTTGGTCTTGAGCTTGCTTTTGTTTTCTCTTTATTTTTAACATTTGATTAGCTAGCTTTATATTGTTTATTTGACGAATATCAATAATGTCTTCTAAGTCAATACCGCCTTGTTTTAAAGCTAATTGCATGTTTTGCTCTAATTGAGCTTTTTCTTCATCATCTGGCTCTAGTTCTAAAAATATACCAAAATCGTGAAGATTTAATTTTTTTATTTGATCTAAAGTCGATACATTGTATGTAGAAATGGAATTAACTAAAGATTCTGATGTTAATGGAAAATTTAAAGCATCTGCTACTTTTAAAGAAATGTTTTCTGCAATTTTTAAAGTTAAATATAAACTAGATTGTTTAATATGTCTAGTTGCTACGTTAGATGCGTTAGCGGCTATCTTTTGTAACCCTACTAATGTTTGTTTGTCTGGCGTACTACCATCACGAGCTTCATTAAGTCCGGTTACATCACGTATCATTTGTAAATAATACTGATAAGTTTGTATTAAACTTTGTATCTTAGCTTGACCACTAGAGCTAGTAAGTTCTTGAACTGGAACTTTACCTCTATTTAATTCACCATCTTGCGTAAGTGATCTACCAACTATCGAACCAGTTTGAAAATACATGTTTAATGCTTCAGCTGGATTATAGTTTGTACCATTACCTAAATCAACTTCAGCCAAACCGTCCATGTCTAAAAAAACACCATCTGGAACTAATCTAGACATAACTTGTTGTAATTTTAAATGTGTTAACTGTATCATGTCAGCAAAACCAATACACTTACTTACAAGAGATTCTATACGTCCTTTATACATTCTTGGAGCACAAATAGCATAGTTCATTTCTACTTTAGTAGTGTCGGCATATGGTCTTGTCATGTTTTCTGCTAATTCCCATTTTAACAAAGTGTCCGTGCCTAAAACTTTAGCACCGCTATATAAGACCTCAATAGATCTTGCAACTCTTTCAAAACCATCATTTTCTGGTGGATTAAACATATCTGTTTTTTCTAAAGCTTTTTCTAAACCTTGATCTGTTTTTTTAATTTTAAAAACTTGGTTAGCATAAGTTTTATATTCAAAATACATAACTTGAACTGTGTTTTTATCATAATTACCCCAACCGGTAACATACTGTCTATTGCCTGGCATTTTTTGAATTCGCTCAAGTTCAGTTTTAGTAATATTTGGAAATTCTTTTTTAAGCTCAGGTATTGTTATAGATTTAACTTCTCCTATATAATATATATCTTCAAAGTTTGGATCTTCAGTATAACTATATACCATACGCGCAGGGTCTACGTAATCAACTTTTATACCTTCGGCTGTATTAAAATTAGTTTTAACAGCACTAATACCGATAACTGTTAAGTCCATATTAAGTCTACGTCTAATAAGATCATATTTGTTTTGAGCTAAAACACTTGCAATAGTTTCTTCTTCTGCTATTTCAATAGCTTGTTTGTAACTTAATTGCATGTGAAGCTCTAGTTCTTCTTCGCTTCCAGGTAAACTATTAGCGGAACTTTGGTATAAATCCATACCTAAAGTTGCTTTTAAGTTTTCTAAATATTTTTTAGCCAACATGTCTTCATATATCTTAGAAGCGTAGTTAGTTCTTTTTTTAACTGAAGAAGGGTCTTGAGCATAAGCTTTTATATCATATGACTTAGATGATATACCGTTTACAACTATATCAACAAATTTTGATAATATAGGAACTGGTTGCCAGTCTAAATTAAGATAAGACAAATCACCATTAATAGATAACTCATCTTTGTATTTTTTAGTAGATTGTTCGCCGCGAGCATATAATCTTAATTGATGAAAACTATTCCAATTAGTTAAATATCTACTACCATTAGTCCTACCTTGGTCAAACCATTCGTTTTCAATAGCCATTGCAACTTGACTACCGTATTCCCATGTAGCTTTTTCTTGATCACTAACTACTTGGCTAGGAAAAGCACTATTGCTATTCGTTTGTATCTTCATTTAACTTATAATTTTTGATATAGTTCCTTTATTATCGTATCTTTTAATTCCTAAATTTACAGGTTGTTTTTTTATTGCAAAACTAGGAGCGTATCTGTGTTTATTACATGCCATTAAGGCTAAACCAGAGCTAATAGAAGCATCATGTGAAGTTCTATTGTTTATGTCAAATTGAGCCCAATCTTCTAATGTTCTTTGAAAATATACATCTCCATAGCCAGTTTCTTTTAATCCAACAAAATCTTGTATATATGTTTCAATAGCAGACGCGTGGGCTTGTTTTATATCTTCACTAGAATTAGGTATTCCACCAATTTCTCTTTCTGTAATTGATAATTTGCTATATTTTTTATCAGGTCTATTCATAGCAAAACCTCTATAACCTCTACGTTTAAAATAATACAGTAATCTAGGTTTGTTATTTTCTGCTAATATTGGCATGCCATAAAAAACACAGGCCATAAGTACGTCTTCAAAAAATATTTCAGCCGTCTGTGGACGAGCTATATATTCTAAAAAGAAATGATTTGGAGGCACGTCTTCCATACTAAACTTAGTTAATCCGTGTAAAGATCCATTAGAACCTCTTTTATCTACAGTTCCTGATATATCATATGGATCACACCCAAAAGCACCGCAGTGTTCATTTCCTGGGTAGTATATTCCGTTTTTAATTATAACTCTATTTTGCAAATTAGTAGGCGGAACCCATGTAACTAAAAATCTACCATTATTATTTGGAACAAATATAACCCTACTATTTCTATCGTTATTTTCCCATTGAAAACTTCCTTTAGTTATATTTATAGAGTTTTTTAAATCTTCATTAAAATCAATTTGCTGATATATTTTAGTTAAATTAAATAAAGACATTTTTGATTCATCTCTAAACGCGTGTTTAGTTGTACGAGGAAACTGTCTATAAAATTCATTTAAACCGTCTTGGTCATCTTTAAGACCTTCTACTTCATTATTCCAGTATTCAATAACCCCAATTTTAATTGGCGTTCCATGAGGTCCATACACTTGTTTTGATGGAGTTTCGAAGACAGGATAGCCATAAGAATCAATGTATCCTTCGTAGTTCCATTCCATAGGAATGAACAAAGAATATAATCCTGAACGAGTTTGTCCATTAGCATTTCTTTTTGTAACATCTGAGTCATCGTATAATTTTTTAAAATTTCTGCCACCTTTATCTAAAGCGTTTGATGTTGATCCCATCATACATTTACCAATAACTCTAGAACCTAGTCTTAATGTTGTTTTAGTAACGCGCCAGTTGTTTTGTATATTATTAGGTCTTTCCCATTTACCACTTTCATCATGTACTAATAATCTTAATTTTTCACCGTCATAAGCATTATCACCTGTATTTTTCCAATCAATAGTTGTATCAAGCCCAGCAAGGTCTTCTGGTTTATCTGTAGATACAATAGATCTTCTTGTAAACTTAGAAGCTGGCACACGATATGCTAACTCTGTTTTAGGTCGATCCATACCATCTTGTATAGGTTTAAAAAAGAAAGGATAATTAACTGATATTGGCACTACCTTATCCGTAAACATTTTTTTAGCATCTGCACCTGATTTTGATAATATACCAAAACGCGCATCTGTAGACATTGTAGCCATGTTAACAGTTTCTCCCGATGCCATAAATGAAAATCCAGATCGTCTGTTTTTTAAGTAACACATACCATAGCTTCTGTTGTCTGCTCTGCATGCTTCCCAAAATATAAAAAATAATCTATTTGACTCTCTAAAATCTGGTTGGCCAACATCAATTTTTGACCATTGTAAATACATGTAATGAGTACCTGTTAAATATATAGGTACATTTTTATTAACATACCAAAATCCTTCTTCACGTCTTTTAAATTCTTCATCAATATAATCATACCATTTTTCTTTAAAGTCTTCAGGATATTCTCTCCAATCAAATACTGTTTTTATTCTTTTTAATACTTTAGGATAATCAAATCTAGTCCATTTGTTTTTTTCAAAAACATGAACATTGTTAGCTAATGGTAAAGCTATTTTAAGATTTTGTATTTCATAAATCTCTCCAATTTGTCCAGTTCTAGATATAATAATTATATCATGCTCTTCGTTGTATCCATACTCCCATTTTTTATACCTATTCATTCGTTTAAGAATTTTAGGTTTAATGTGATCTGATAATATTTTATATAAAGTCTGCTCGTACATTATTTAGATCTTCCTTCAGCGAAACCACGAAATGTAGTTTCTTTTTTAACTTCCTTTGGCTTTTCTTCTAACATGTTTTTTTCTTCTTCAATACGGTTAAGTATTTCAAAAGCATCAAATATAGCTAGCTTTTTTGTAGCGGCAGCATTTTTAAGTCTATCAGCTGATATATCATCGCTTGAATCTATAATAGCTTCTTTAGCAACTTTAATAAGTTCTTCAACTGCTACTTGCCCAGCTTGGATTATATTCAGTTTGGTTTTCTTGATGTTCATACTTTATAACAATATCATTTGATTTCATACAATAAAGACGTTGACCGTCTATTAAAAAATCCCATTCACCGTAAGGTTTATAACCTACAATGTCTCCAGGAATTATTTTAAGCGCTTCTAATGAGTTATTGCCTATTTTAAGTATACCAATAAGCTTTTGCTCTTTATCAAGCGTTAGAGAGTTGTTGTTTTTAAGTGGCATTATAAAGCATCTGTCACCAAATGATTTCCACTCTTTATTTTTTTTATATAAATAAACTTGATCTATTTGGCAGAAATATAAGTTATCTTTAAACCAAGATCTACTTTTTTTTCTTACACCTTTCATATCATAAAAAGTTCTAAATACATTGTGATGTACAACTATAATATCTCCTTTTTTAATAGGAGTATTATATGCTTTTGGCACCTCAATTACAATAGCTAAATTGTTAACTGACTTATAACTTTCTATTTTAGTATTAATAATTAAAGATTTATTTTTAACTTTAATTTCATTATTATACTCATTACCTAGTGGTTGTATAATAAAATCAAAAATACTTTTCATTAATATTCTAAATCATACTCAACAGATATAGCCATGTTAGAATTAAATTTTTTCCATGGTAATACCTCGTTGTTTTTTTTAATATAGATGTTATAAGAGTTATCAGATTCTTCATGTAATATATGAGATATTTCGTGCCCACCATAAACTTGTTGACCTACAGCATAGTGCATAGCGTCAGATTTATAGTCAGCTCCGATACTGATTTTTCTTATATTTGAAGTCATTACTAAGCTTTTAGTGTGTCTTCTTCTTCTACAAGCTCATAACTACCATCTTTTAGATTGATATTTATTTTACCGTACTCTTTTTCAAGCTCACCTTTAAATTTTTCCATTTCACTACTTTTAGTTAATGCATGGTCAACTAGTTGTTTTTTTTGAGCTTCTAATACACCAACTTGACTTAAGGTTTTTTGTAATTCGTTTTGATCATCAATAATTTGTTTTAATTGATGTTCTTTAATTTTTGGATTTTCCATGGTTTAATTTAATTTAATTGTTTATTGTTTTATTATTTATATAGTTACACCTATTTTAGTAAATCTACTATACAGATAGTTCTTCATATGCGTCTGCATAATCAGCAGGTAAATACGATTCCATACCACTTACTTGCTCAGTGCTACATTCGTCTTTATAAAAGTCATTTGATAACAACCAAAGAAAGTGATCTTTAAGACATTGTAACTTTTCAGCTGTTGTTTCTGAATCTGCAGCTTCTACTAATTGACCATCTACTTGACCAATTATAACTGCCTTGTGACTATCTGGCGTGTTTTCTGATGTAATTGCGTTTTTGTACATTATTTATGATTTTAATAATTCTATTTCTGCTTTTAATTCTTTTACAGCTTGTACTAATATTGGTACTAGTTTACCATAGCTTAACTCTAATTTTTCTGGATTTACGTCATATACTAACCTCAAAGTATCGTTGTCTAGTTCTTTAACTTCTTGTGCTATAAAACCAAAGTCCTTTTTTCCTTTATTAGCTGAATAAAATTCTTCTCCTTCTCTATTTATTTCTACTCTATTATCCCAAACAAACTCTCTTGGTTGTAAAGCATCAATAAAAGCTAGTCCATATCCTAAATCTTTTATTTCAGATTTATCTCTTTCGTCAGATAATGAAGTTATTGTAGTTACTGCACATCTTAAAGTTGCAACAGATGAATTACCTAAAGTTACTTCATTAGAAGCAGTTGCACTACTTTCTTGAGCAGAATATCCAATATTAGTGATATTTCCACCACTCGGTCCGACACCAGTTGCGCCACTTTCAGAACCAATACAAGTTCTTTGAAATCCTGTTAAATTTTTATCGTCAGCTAAATAACCAATCGCAGTGTTTCCTGCTGCAAAAGTTTGATTTTGATCGTTTAATGCACCGTAACCAATCGCTGTGTTTCTATCCCCGCTTGTTTCAGCACCTAAAGCTGCATATCCAATAGCAACGTTATCATTACCATCTGTATTAGCGTCCATAGCTTGAAAACCTATTGCAACGTTATTTGCTCCAGAGGTAACTGCTTGCCCAGCCTTATAACCTAATGTAGAATTATTGCTTCCTGTACAATTTTGCAGAGATAAATTTCCAAGAACAGCATTAAACGAGCCTGCACTAGCAACGGTTAAAGTGTTTGAGCCAACAACAGCGTTATCCTCGCCAGTACCAGCGCCAGATCCACTTCGCTGTCCTATAAATACATTTTGTGTACCTGTATTAGCGTATCCAGCTTGAAAACCTACTGTTGTTCTATAACCTTGTGCTGTGTTTGAGTATCCAGCTTGATAACCTATGTTTGTATTATCTGTTCCAGAAGTTTGAGAGAACCCAGCATTATAGCCTATAGAAACGTGTCCAGCAGAACTGTTTGAAGTACCAGCTTGTCTGCCTATTAATACAGTATAATTTGCAGTATTTGAATATCCAGCTAAAGGACCTAACATTGTGTTACTCATAGCTCCATTGCCAATGCTTCTACCAGATTGAAAACCTATTGCAACATTATCGTTTCCAGTATTTATTGTACGTAAAGCTGACCAACCTATAGCTATATTACCAGTTGCATTTGCTGTACCAGTTCCTTCTCCAGCTAAAGCACCAACAAAAATAGCAGTTCCACCAGTAAAATTTTTTCCAGCATCATTTCCGATTAATGTGTTATTAGCTCCACTCGTTAAAGAAGCTCCAGCATCAATTCCTAATATAGTATTTGCTTGAGGATTTCCACTTAATCCACTTGGTACTTCTCCAACGTATAAACTATCCGTATCAACTAAACAATCTGTAAGACCATTTAAACTTGTTGCACCACCACCACCAACAGTAATCCAATCTAAAGCTGTTCCTGTTGAAGATAAAACTTGACCAGCAGTCCCTAAATCACCATTAGAATCTACTATTCCACCTGTTACTGATATACCTGTACTTGTAGTTTCAAACTTTTTAACATCATTATAATAAAGCTCTACTGCAGCAGCACTTTTTGAAACAATAGAATTTTTTCCTGCATTTTGTATGTATAAATCGCCAACAATATTTTTTATATAACTATTACTTCCGTCGTGATATATTTCTAAATCTCCTGAAGTTCCATAAATAGACTTTACATTATCATTATGAGTAGTGTTACCTGTCATTGTTCCACCTGCTAAAGGTAGAAAAATTCCTGTACCTCCAGTTGTTACAAAATTAGCTGGTGTTATACGAACATTTTGCGTACCATTATACCCTACAATTTCTTGTATTCCAGATACATTTGTCACTAGTGTGAATCCTGAAAATTTTATATTTGCCATTTCTTAATTTTATTTTTTTTATATATTTATTATGGAGAAACTTCTGTTATCATAAGATCTCCATTTGTTTCTGCAGTTACAAATTCATTTGGTATTGCAGCTTGGCTTACAATATAAAACTCTTGTGGATTTGTACCGCCTCCTTCTGGGTAACCCATTGGTATACCTATACCTAGTCCTAGTCTTAAACTCATTATTTTATTGCTAACATGTTAACTCCAGTAGTTCCAGTTGCTAATACGTAATCAACAATTACTGGTAAAAAAGATCCTGCTGGATATCCTGTAAAAGTTACCGCGTCTCCTGCGTCTGGCAAAAGATCTGTTACGCTTATTCTTATTTGTGCATCTCCATTACCTCCAGCTATAGTTAAAACATCACCGTCTCTATAATTAGAACCTAGTGTTGCTATTGCTACTACAGTTATTACACCAGCTACAGCTGTTATATTTACTGTGCAACCAGTTCCAAGTCCACTTGCTGGCGTAACAGCTACTCCTGCAGCTGTTGTGTATCCAGTACCACCGTTTATAATAGTATTAGCAGTAACAGTTCCTTGAGTACCTGTTACTCCAGATAATATACATGTAATGTTTGCTATTGGAGCTGGTCCTCCAACATAAATACATGCGCTGTTTAAATTTGTAGCATTGCTTATTGTATTGCTTGGTGTTAATACAGCTGCTATTGTACCAAAATCAGGCTGTCCTTGAAATTGTCCCATAATTTTTATTTATTTATTACTTATTGATTTAAATTTTTCTGCGCCTCGTGAACCAAAATAAGCCACGTAAACTGTTGTTGTTAATGTTTTTAATAAACTTATCCATTCTTGTCCTACTGTAAATGATAATGTTTCGTGGCTATCAACCCATATAAAAGCTATAGTCATTACAGTTAAAAATATTAAAGACATTGGACGAGTATTTTTACTAAGCCATGAATCTGACTTCATGTCGCTTTCCCAGCGTTTTGAGATTTCTTGCATCTCAACCATATCTTGTTCTAAAAGTTTAAGAGCTTTTTCTTTATCCTCTGCAGGTAGCACAGGATCTTTATGTATTAAATTTTTTACTAAACCTAAAACTCCAGCATCAGGTAACACATCACCAGCTAGATCTAAAATACCTGGAGCAGCTTTACTTAAAAAAGCACCTACTTTAGTTTCTTTAAATTTTTTTTTACTCATTTTATTTTTGTTTCTACAACGTGTTTAGCTCCTGGGAAAGTGTAATCATTTCCAGGATACATTACTTTAGTGTAGCCTCTGTCATCAGTTCCTAGCACTTTAAAGTCAACTCCTTTCATTGTTATTTTGTTTCCCGGTATTATATTTTGATGTTTATCTACATCAGGACTATTATTTAGATACCCTTTTTTTGAAAAATTCATTACGCGTTTTTATATGCTTCAGCTTCCCATGGTAGGTTTTTAGCACCTTCTTCCATATCGGCTCTTGAGTAAGTTTTACCTTTCCAATAAACATTATCGTCATCATAATCTAAGTCACCTCTTTCCATTTGGTCTATATGTACTTTTTCATGACTAATAACATCTTTTATTTGCTCTGGTTTTAAATTTTTATTTACAATAATTGTTCCATTATTGTTTGCTTTTCCCATAACTCCTTCTTCCATATCTACGTGGTAAACAGGAGTATTGTCCATTGTGTATGGTGGATTAATTAACTTAAAAGCCATATTTATTTTTTATAAGGTAATATTTTGTTTAAAGCATCCCTGCGACTTTGACAGCCGCAAGGAATGTTTAAACCTTTTGATACATTGTCAACAATACTTTTGATACCTGAAGCCTTAGTAAACTTCTCTATGCTGTCTCCTAAGCCTCTAGATTTCATAAATATTATTAAGCTGTAAACGCAGCAGACGTGAAAGTCACGTGAATAGCTGGTTGTGTAATAGCAGCTTGTCCTTGTGGTCCTCTTCCAGTTGCTGGAGCAGCTCCTTGAGCTACGGGTGCTTGAGCAGTGTTGATTGGTCCATTTACAGTTGATACATAACCTCCTGGGTTAGCAACCATTGCAGCTTGAATAGCGTCTAAAACTGCATTAGCTACTAAAGGAATAGTATGTGTTACTCTCCATTTTGTAGTTGCAGAGCTAGCTGTGTTTAAAAATACATCTGTTGTTGTTGTTGAGTTTGTAGCAACACGCACGACAGCGTCAAGAGGAATTAATAATTCATTTCCTGTTGTAGCGCCTGGTGTTGTTAAGTCAAATTTAATAAATTTTGCCATTTTGTTAGTGTTAGTGTTAGTGTTAGTGTTAGTGTTTGGCTGAGGTTTTTACAGTCCTCTCTGTTTTATTTCTTTTTAGAGGCTGGTTTAATTGTTTGTTTTCCTGAAACGCTTCCGTCTTCATTGTATATGATTTCGCTACCCTCGTTAGAGT